CAAAATTTTTACCTTGAATGCATCATTCAAGGCTTGTTTAATTGTTCCAAATAGAAGTCTTGTTGAACAAACTTACACTGACTTTATAGAATATGGTGTTCCTTTCACGGCCTCTAAATGGACAGGCGATGACTCTTTAAACATATCTAGCAATGTTATTATTTGCAACACTTCAATAATGCAATCCAAAAATAGTAATTTGGAATGGCTGAAGGAAATTGATGTTCTTTTAGTGGATGAGTGTCATCATATTAAAAAATCCAATGAAATAACTAAAATTATTGAAACTTGTGAAACAAAACATAGATTCGGCTTCACTGGAACTTTACCTGAAGATAAAATAGATGAATGGACCATTATAGGGAAGATTGGGCCGATAATCTTCCAAAAAAGAAGCTATGAGTTGAGAGATGGTAAACACGTTGTTCCAGCAGTAGCTCAGATTATAGAGCTTAACTACAAAAGTAAGCCAGTTAGGGATTTTACATCAAGTCTTTCTTCGGAAAATTATAGAAATGAGATAGATTTTTTGAAAACGAGTTCCTTTAGAAATGAAGTAATTCAAAAACTTTCAAATAATTCGAGCAATAACGTGTTGATATTGGTTGACTACATAGATCATGGTGAAGCTATTTTTAACAAATTAAAACACAATTTAAAAAACAAAGAGGTCTTTTACATAAAAGGAGATGTTGAAATAGCTGATAGAGAAAGAATACGTAAAATAATGGAATATAAAGAAAATGTTATTTGCGTTGCTATATCTAAAATATTTTCTACAGGTATTAATATAAAAAATCTCCACTATATAATTTTTGCTGGCGGCGGTAAATCTAAGATTAAAGTTTTACAAAGTATTGGCAGAGGATTGCGTTTACATTCCAGCAAGAGTACCTTATATATCATTGATATAGCCGATCAGTTATATTATGGAATACAGCATCAAAATAAACGTCGAGAGTTTTATGATCAAGAAAAAATTTCACATCAAACATTAAAATTACATGAAAGATAAAGAAATAAAAATTAAAAAGAAAAGAAAAAAAGCAGAAGATAAACCCCATTATGTGAATGCTAAAGAATTCGAAGACGCTTTGACAAAATATTACGACGATGACAAGATAACAAATTATCTTGGAGAGAGTATACAGAGAATTGCTAATGGTTTATCATATGCTCCAAACTTTATAAATTACTCATTTAAGGAAGATATGGTTGGTGATGCTATATTAAAAATGTATCAAGCCATTTTACATAAAAAATTCAAATTAAATCAAGGTTTTTCCCCCTTTGGTTACTTTACAACGATAGCTTATCATGCATTTATTTGCAGAATTAAAAAGGAAAAAAAACATCATGAAGTTGTTGAAGAATATAAAGAGAGAAATTTTGACTTAATGATGAATGATTCTGATGAATTTAATTCCAACAAAGTTTACACTAGACCAGCATCTATAGATAAAGTTGACAATTATAGTTAATGTCTTATAATTGGATGTGATCAATAATAAATACGCTATATTTTCAGACCTTCATTTAGGGGTTCATCAAAATAGTTCAACTTGGCACAAAATTGCTAAAGATTGGTCCGATTGGTTTATTTCGGATCTTAAAAGTAAAAAAATTGATAAAATTTTATTTTTGGGGGATTATTTTCACTCAAGATCCGATATATCCGTTAATACACTGCATATAGCTTCGGATATAACTCATAAATTTAAAGATTTTCAATTAATCATGCTTGTCGGAAATCATTGTAGTTTTTTAAAGGATAAAGCCGATATTCATTCTCTTTCAATATTCAAAGGATATTCAAATATTGAAATTGTAGATAAGCCGAAAATGTTCAAATTTGGTGATAAAAATGTTTTTTTCTGTCCTTGGGGTACAGAATATGATGATATTCAAAAATGCGATGCTTTGATGGGTCATTTTGAAATTCAAACATTTAAAATGAATACGTATAAGCTATGTGAGCATGGTTTTACGGGAAAAATGCTTGGGAAAAAAGCCCCATTGATTTTTAGTGGTCATTTTCATTTGAGGGATGAAAGAGATTATGGTTCATATAAGATAAATTATGTTGGAAATCCTTTTGAAATGGACTTTGGAGACACTGAATCCAGCAAAGGTTACTATATTATCGACTTTGATAGTATGAAATATGAGTTTTTTGAAAATAAAATCTCACCAAAACATAAAAAAATAAAATTATCTCAATTTGATGATTCAAAAAATATCATAGGAAATAATATTGTTAAAATTATTGTCGATACAAACATAGAAAATGATGAATTGGAAAAATATTCTACAAATATTCAACAGCTTAATCCAATATCTTTATCATTTGACAACACAACCGCCTTTAACCCTATACTGGAAGAGCTTGATGAAGAATATGATCTTTCTGGCGTTGATATGGAAAAGGCAATAACCGATTTTGTAAATTTGTTAGATATAGATGATAAGGATATTGTTTCAAACTACACCTTAAACTTGTTTAAAAACGTATGAAAAAAGTAATTTTTAAAAAAATTAAAATAAAAAATTTTTTAAGTATAGGAAAAACTCCTGTTGTAATTAATTTCAATAAAGGTTTTAATATTATTACAGGAATAAACAGAGATTTGATGGATAGACAGAACGGTATAGGTAAAAGTAGTGTCGTTGATGCTTTCTATTTTAGTTTATTTGGTGAAACAACTAGAGACTTGAAAAAGGAATTCATTAGCAATAATGTTACCAATGAAACAGCCGAAGTTAGTCTTGAGTTTTCGATAGATAAACGTAATTATGAAATAATACGTAGCATTAAACCCTCTAAATGCACGTTATATGAAGATGGTGTTGATATTAGTAGGGATAGCATGGCAAATACCACCGAATATGTATTGTCAATTTTAAGTTTAACGCCAGAAATTTTTTCAAATTGCATATGTTTGTCGATAAACTCAACCGTCCCATTCATGGCACAGAAAAAAATAGACAAGAAAAAGTTTATTGAGGGTATTTTTAATTTAGATGTTTTTTCTAAGATGAATTCTCTTCTCAAAGAAGAGTATGGTCAGCTAAAAAAAGAAATTGAATTACTACTTAGCAAGTATGGTGAATTGGGTAGTTCTATAAAAATCATAACAACTCAAAATGAGAAAATTGAAGAAGAAAGAGATAGGAGAAAAGTTGAAATCCTTAACAATATCAAATCATATTCGGAACAACTTGATAAAAATAGAGAAAAAATAAAAAATTATAAAATAGGTGACAACTTAAACAATAAAAATAAAATAGAAAAATTAGAAAATAAGAAGGACGTAGATAAAGATAAAAGTCAAAATTTATTGAGGAAAAATATAGAAATTTTGACTAAAATTAAATTGTTGAATGCTGATATATCTAAAATAGGCACAGATGAAGAAGAGTGTCCAATATGTTTAAGAGTAGTTAGTAAAGAAGATATTGAACATGTTGAAGATAGAAAAAATAAGATAAAAATTGAAATCAATGAGCTTAAAGATAATAACACTACATTGGAAGTCGAAATCAATAACTTAAAAAAACAAATTGATTTGATTGAAAAAGCAATATCGGTTTTAAAAAACAGCATCAATGAAAATAATTTACTTGCGCAGCAAAAAAGAAATGATGAAGAGAAAATAATTTTTTTAGAAAATCAAATAGTTAAAGAAGAAAAGGCTTTAAATGATTTAAACAACTCTTCTTTAGCTGAGACAAAGGATGTAGATGATCTAATTGAACGACACAATAAATATGAACTTGAAATAAACAAAAAGAAAAAAGACTTTAAAATTTTAGATAATGTTAAATTTGTTTTATCGGAAGAAGGGGTCAAGAGTTATGTTATAAAGAAAATTTTAAATCTTTTCAATTCCAAGATTGCATTTTATTTAAAGGAATTGAGTTCTAATGCTATAATAACATTTGATCAATATTTTGAGGAAGAAATAAAGAACGAAAGAGGCAAGTCCACAATGTACTTCAATTACAGTGGAGCGGAAAGAAAGGCTATCGATTTGGCTGTGATGTTTTCATTTATAGATATGTTAAAATTACAAACAAATGTTTATTACAATGTTCAATTTTACGATGAATTATTAGATACTAGCTTGGATTCTGCTGGAGTTGAAAATGTCGTTAGGCTTTTAAATGAATTTGTCGAGAAATATTCTTATGGAATATATGTAATTTCACACAGAAAAGAATGTTCGAAATTAGCAAACGGGGAAATTGTTTTTTTGGAAAAACACAATGGAATAACCAAAAGAATAGATTCAAATACACTTGATTTTTGAAAAAAAATATTAATTAATATCATGCTTCATTTACCCAATAATTTAATGACATCTCCGCTTTTAAAGAATGCTGGAATTTTTAATCAATCAATTTCCCAACAGAATAATAAAAAACTTGATTTAACTCCACCAGAATTGAATATTCCTAGAGTGGTTCAATACTATGCTGATTATAGCGGATGTGGTTTTTGGAGAATGATATGGCCAGAACATTTATTAAATGCGTTTAATCATTTTACAGTGCATGGTTCTACGGTCATGAATCTTGATCCGAGGTATTTTGTAAATGTTAAAGCCGTAAGAATTCAAAGGCAAGCAACATCACATCAGTTGCAATTTGTTAAATTTTTAAAGGAAATATCTAAGGAAGTTGGATTTAGAATTATTTATGAAATCGATGATTTGATTTTCTCCGAAGATATTCCTGAATACAATAAGTATAAACCAGCCTTCACAGATCCAGAAATTAGGAAAAATTGCCAAGATATAATGTCTTTATGTGATGAGATAACGGTAACATGTCCATTCATGAAGGAATATTACAAAGGAAAAACTGGACATAAAAATGTTACAATTATTCCAAATTTTCCACCAAAGTTTTGGTTGGGTCATTTTTATGACGAAAAGCAAATTTCAGCTAATTATGATACATACAAGAGCAAACCGCGCATTATGTATGCTGGATCTGGAGCGCATTTTGATGTTGATAATAGAGTGAACCAAAACGACGATTTTGCTCATGTTATTGAAGCTATAGCTAGCACCGTAGATAAGTATCAGTGGGTATTTTTAGGAGCATATCCATTACCTTTGAGAAATTTAGTCCAATCAGGAAAAATCGAATTTCATCCTTGGGCTAACTTGTATTTTTATGGTGAAAAGATTAAAAATCTTCGTGTAAACATGATGGTTGCACCATTACAAGATAATAACTTCAACAAATCTAAATCTGATTTGAAGTTAATTGAAGCCAACGCATTCGGATTACCAATTGCTTGCCAAGATTTATGCACTTACGAAAATGCTAAATTTAAATTCAATACTGGTAAGGAGATGATCGCTCAAATCGATGATGTATTGAGTAAAAAGGGCAGATATATGAATATTTCAGCCAAGGCTAGATCTGATGCAAATAAAAGATGGTTGGAAAATGACGATAACATCAAATGTTATCAAGAATTATTTTCCTTACCATATGGACACTCTGATAGAAAAGTGTTAAATGCTATTAACGGTATAATTGCTTAAGCAAATACAAAATGGCGGGGTATGTTGAAAATGTTATTATTGGAAATTGCCAATGGAGATTTAAAAATATCATTAAAAATAAACCAACCAATAATGATGTCCAAAAACTTAAACATATCCAACAAGATAACAGTGTAGCAAAAAAATGAGATCTAATAGATATAATGTCTATTAGATCTTCCACTATATAAATATCATTTCTTTTTAAGAAAATTTTACCAATAGAGCTTGCTAATGGGGAAAAAAACCACAATAGCAGAATACTATTTGTGAGTAAAAGCCCATAGATATAATATAAAATCATACATTCAAAGTAGCTGCAATTCTAGCTGTAAACGTATTTTTCAATTGCCTTTCAGCGCAAGCATTACATCCACCTTTTCTTTTCAAACTATCCAATGTTTGAAGATACTCTTGCCTCAAATTTACACAATCTGGTATTTCTTGAGGGCATGGTTCCGTTGTTTCAAAAAATTTTCTTGTAATATCTTCCATAATCGCTATAATTAGTTAGTCAAAATAATATTTTTTCAAATGTATAGAAATTTATCATATAATCCCAAAAAACGCTGCATGAATCTGTTTACTTGGAGTACAGATGGTAGACGAATAAGCGTAGAAGCGACATATAGACCATATCTCTATATTGAAAGCAATGGAGGCGATCCAGATGCCATTAGTATTTTTAACACTAAATTGAAAAAGAAAAGCTTTGCTACTCAATACGATAGATCTAAATACGTCAAAGAATTAGATAGCAGTGTTAGACTTTTTGAGAATTTAAACGCATATCAACAATTTCTCGTTGATATGTTTTATTTGGAATATGAAAAACCAGAATTCAATCAACATCCATTGAAGGTTTTTTACCTTGATATTGAGGTTTATTCTAAAGATGAAGGTTTTCCGCATCCAGATCAAGCACCAGCACCTATAAATGTTATTACATTATACGATAGTTTGGATAAAAAGTTTTATACTTGGGGAACGAAAGCCTATAAATCAAAAGATTCGGATGTAAAATACTTTTATTGCTCTTCTGAAAAGCAACTATTAGAGAAATTTTTAGAACATATTGAAAAGGATCATATGGATGTTATATCTGGATGGAACACGAAGCTTTTCGATATTCCATATTTGATAAATAGAATTAAAAAAATATGTGGAGATGATGAAGCTGCAAGATTATCACCCACTAATAATATATATAGTAGATTGGGTTTTAATAAATTCGGTAAAGAGGAGACGATATGGATTATAGATGGCGTGTCCTCTATCGATTATTTGGACGCATATAGAAAATTTTGTCTATCTCCTAGAGAGAATTACAAATTGGATACAATAGCTTCTATTGAACTAGGGGAGAATAAAGTTGATTACGGTGGAGGCAATTTATCGGATCTTGCTGATGAAAATTGGGAAACATTTGTTGATTATAACATTCAAGACGTTAGAATTTTAGTGAAGATGGAGGATGCGCTAAAATATATGGAGCTTCTAAGATCTCTTGCCATTATGGGTTTGACAACAATGGAAAGCGCACTTCACAGTATCGGGGTCATTACTGGAGCCGCCGCTATTAGAGCTAGATATCACGACAGGAAAATACCAACCCTAATAAGGGATGGTAATAAAACTAACAAAAATGAGGGAGCTTTCGTTAAAGAACCTGAAAGTGGGGTTCATAATAATCTGGTATCATTTGATGCCAATTCACTTTACCCAAATACAATGATAACTTTAAATATTTCACCAGAAACAAAACTCGGTGTTATATTGGAAGAAGATTCGGATCAAGTTACAATTAGAGATGTTAATGATGTTGTTCATAAGATATCAAAATCATCTTTTAAAAAATTGATAGATAAAGAGTCTATTGCCATATCTAAAGCGAATATTTTATTTACACAAAAGAAGAAAGGTCTTTTTCCAGAGATAATTGATGTTTATTACAAGCAGAGAGTTGATGCTAAAAAGAGAATGGATAAAATCAATAAAGCATTGGTGGATATGGTTGATTCTCCAGAAAAGATAAAACTAGAAAAGGAATCGAGATTATTGGACATTAAACAATATTCTTTAAAGATTTTTTTAAATTCAATATACGGTGCATTTGGTAACAAGTATTTTGTGCTTGGTGATGATGATTTAGCTAGATCAATAACACTATCTGGTCAAGCCATCATTAACCAAGGATCAAATATTTTAACGAAGTATGTTGAAAATATTATTGGAAGAAAGGTAGAGCGAGAGGTTATTCGTTATATTGATACGGATAGCTTGTTTTTTTCTTTTGAGGAAATTTTGTCTAAAAAAAATATAACATTTTCTAAAAATGGAAAAATTACCAAAGAAATGTATACTCTAATTGATGACACTTCAAAATATCTTAATGATGAGATTTTAAAATGGGGAGAGATTGAATTCAATAGTAAAGATTGCCGAATTGTATTTAAAAGAGAAAAGATTTGTGATGTTGGAATGCTTTTGAAGAAAAAGCATTATATACTACATATAATGGATAACGAGGGAATTCCTTGTGATAAATTTAAATATACTGGAGTAGATGTTGTTAAGAGTACGATGCCTAAAAAGGTTAAACCTTATGTTAAAAAGATAGCTGAGATTCTATTGACCACTAGGAGTAACCAAAAAACCAATGAAGCTGTTAGTGAGGCTCATGAAAAATTCTTACAATTACCATTTGAAGAAATAGCTACGATCAAAGGCATTAAAAATTATGAAAAGTATTCTAAATTATGTCAAGAATTTCAAACTGTTAAAGGTATGCCTAACCATGTGAAAGCCGCATATTATCATAATTTACTTATAGATAGATTGGAACTTGAAAACAAATATGAAAAAATACAGAGTGGAGATAAAATAAAATTATTTTATTTAAAAAAACCAAACAAGTATGGTATAGATGCTATAGCTTTCAAATATTATTATCCAGAAGAATTTAAAGCATTGTTTGAACCAGATTACGAGAAAATGTTTGATAAGGTGATATTTGCACCAGTTGAAAAGTTTTTCCAAGCCGTAAATTGGATTCCACAAAAGCCGAATGAAATGACAACATGTGACTTGATGGATTTTTTTGCTGAGTGACTTGATTTTTTAAACACCATAGTAAATTATTATCTATGGAAGAACAAAAAAATACTAAAGTTTTTATTGATCATGTTGGGCATACTATTGTTGGTGAAGTTTTATCCTCCGATACTAAGTTGAAGGTTAAAAATCCAGCCATTTTGGTAGCATCTCCGAATAATAATGGACAATTGACCGTTCAATTGGTTCCAGTATTCTTTAAGGAATTCGTCAAGACAACAGTTCGTGATGAAGGCGTTATCTTCAATTATGATTTGAGTAAAATCGTAATGTCTGAAGTTGATTTGGATGAAAGACTTTTGGAGCAATATATTAACATGTTTAAGGCAACTCAAAGAGTTGAGTCGAACGAAGCTCCAGTTATTAAGTTATTTGACGAATAGTAGAAGAGTTTAATAAAAAACAAGAAAAAATCCGCGAGAGTTTGACTTTCGCGGATTTTTTGTTAATATACATGTATGGCTAAAACAAAAAAAGAAACCGAAGAGATTAATGAGGAAATTGGTGATATTAAAGATGCTTTTAAGATTTTAGATGATCTAAATCCAGAAGCTGCATACCTTAACGAAAATACACTTTCAACCGTTAAGGAGTGGGTTGATACAGGCTCTATGGCATTGAATGCTATTATTTCTGGATCTATTCATGGTGGCATCCCAATGGGACGAATTACTGGCTTAGTTGGCCCACAAGCTTGCGGTAAAACTCTTATCGCCAATAAAGTCATGGCTAATGCACAGAAAAAGGGAATGCATGTTGTATATTTCGATACGGAAAATGCACTTGATCCAGAAACGGCATCAAATTTAGGATGCGATACATCTAAGATTAAACACTGTCCTATTGAAATTATTGAAGAGTGCAGAAATCAAATTGTTAAATTTTTAAAAAATGTAGTGGAAAATAAATTACAAGGGAAGGTTATGATTGTAATTGATTCGTTGGGCAATCTTATCTCCGCTAGAGAGGCTAAGATCATCGAAGATGGTAAGGATAGTGCTGATATGGGGGCTAGGGCAGTAGCACTTAAAAGCATGTTGAGGGCAATTACACATGCCGCCGCTAAAGCTAATGCTCCAGTCCTTTTCACAAATCACGTTTACGATAATCCAGCAGCATTGTACCCAACATTGATTAAAAATCAATCTGGAGGATCTGGCCCTCTTTATATGAGTTCGGTATTAGTGCAAATGTCCACTAAACAAGAAAGAGTGGGTAAATCGGACAATAAAAACTCGAATGATGAAGTTACTCCATTATCCAAAGATGTTAATGGGTTGACCATGAGAGCATTGACGACAAAAAATCGTTTTGTTCCACCATTCCTAGAATGCGAAATGTATCTTAATTTTAGATCTGGATTGAATAAGTATTCTGGCTTG